ATATCTTGCCAATCACCTGAAAATCCTATTTGGATTTGTACTGCTGTTTTCATATTGTCTTTGTTTTTAAATTATAAGCAAATATAAACAAGTTATTAATACAAAATACATTTTAGTAAAATTTTAACATTTTAAATGTTGTACGTTATTATGTACAATATCGCTATTTATGTTTTAAATAACAAACATAATGAAAAAAGGTAGCTAATTGCTACCCTTAATTCTTAATTCGTGTTGTACTTCCCTTATTTTATCATTTAGCTTTTCATCATTACCACCTTTTAAATACAGTTGTTCACGTTTCTTTAGTAGCTGAGTTAATCTAAATTCTAATTCAAGTGTTTCAAATACTATTTGTTCAGTTCTATCCATTTTGCTTGTTCTTTTCTTAAATGTTTAATTTCTCTTTCTAAATAATCAATTGCTTTTTCAAGGTCTTGTATTTCATTTTCTTTTTTTCCTGCTCTACAAATGTATTTTAAAACATTAAATCTAAAGAAATTTAAATTATAATCTAAAGCAACATCTATTAAATCGTAGCTTTTATTATTATCGTAGTGGTTAGGTGTCATTTTTTAAATCGTTTTGAGTGTTGTGTGTAAAGTTCCATAATCTTTTTTTCTGCTTCGTATTGGTTAAATTCTTTTCTTAAGTTATTTTCTTCTAAATAAATTACCCTGTGTAAATCGTTTAAACTGTATTTACTAATCCAATACTTATTATTTCCTGCAGGCACAATTACATAAGCTAAATTGTTTTGGTGGCAAATACGCATATCATTTAATTCTTGATGTGCAGGGTAGTACCTTGTTTCTTGTTTTTTAGCCATTAAATATAATCTTTATAATTTTGAAATTCATTATATACAAAATATCTTTCTATATATTTTAATTTTAAAATTGATAATAACGCTTCTTTGCTTTTTAAAATTGTTTCTTTATCAAAATCTTTATGATTTTCTATTTTATCACATTGATTTAAACACCATAAAATATTACTATCTTCTAAATTACCATCATCAAAAACAATGTGTCCTAAACCACCAACAGAACCATTTGGTGTTTCATATAGTTCATATACAAGTTTACAACAATCTATTATATTTTTATCTATTTTCATTATTCTATTCTTAAAAATTCTGCCTGTGCGTATTCAGTAAACCATTCTTTATTTTCTTTGTATTTATCAATTACCGCATTAATCATTACAAGTTCGTCTATAGTAGAAGTTTGCAATTTGCCTATAATATCATCTATTGCATTTAAAATGTTTGTAGTCATTTCTGCATCAGTTTTATAAATAGTTGCGTATTCTGTACGTACAATTTCTTCTAAATCTTTATTCAAAGAATTTATTTTGTGTTTTATCTGCTGCTTGTATTGCTTTGTAAAGAATAAATTTTCATTCGATTCTAACAATAACTGCGATAGTAATACTGATTTTAGGTATTCTAATTGTATTGGATTGTCTTTCATAAATTTACTTCTATTAAATTGGTTAATAATATATTTATTTGATTTACTACATTTTCTTTTTCGTACAATTTGCCATTATCGTAATAGATTAAAAAGTGTGGCACGTTAAATGTATTTTTGTATTTAGTACGTTGTGCATCGTGATTTAATTTAGCTTGGTTTTGGTATGGTGTATTCATAAACTTGTATGTAATCGGTTTAACCTGTAAGCCTAAAAATAAAGTACCTTTTGAATATGCTTCCCAATCAGTAAAATAGTTTTCATCTAATTCGTATGGTGCTTTTCTAAATTCCACATTTGGGAACTGCTCCTGTAATTCGTATATTAAACTAATTTCAGTTAGCATACCATTCCACGTTTGACCAAGCACACGAAATTTTGTGTACTCATAACAGGTTAATTCATCTAAAGAAGTAATTTCAATTAACTTATAAGTTACATCTTTTAAAACTGAAACACCCATTACTGATTTATAGAATAAATACCATTCGCTTGGTTCTAATTGTTTTACTGATTTATAGTAATCATCAAATATTTTAGAACATTTACCTACAGATGAACTCCTGAATAGATTAGATATTTTTTTATCTTTATTTAATTGCCTAAATTTTTCTTTATCTATTGGCAATGCAAACCTATATTGGCTATACATCTAATTCGTATTCGTTGTATACTTTTCTAATTTCAGCTATTCTATCCCGCCAACAAGAACCACAATTTGAATTTTCTAATTTCTTATTAAAAATTCTAAAATAAATATCTATTAATTTGTATTGTTGATTCACTGTTAATTGGTCTTTAACTACAATAAAAAAATCAGTTAAATAGTTGTAATCTTCTTCGTTTAAACAATTTGGTTTGTGGTATGGAAATAGTTTATTTAGTACTTCTTTTCGTTTATCGCATCCACAATCAGCACCGGTAGCTTTGCTAAACTTTTCTACTACTGCTTTAATTCCTGTTGCTTCTGTGATTTGTTCTATTGTATCACCTAAACCTTGTGCTTTTTTTCTACCTCGTGCCATAATTTTTAGTTTTAATAAATTCCGTTATAATCGTTGTTAATGTAATCTTGGTAATCTTTACCGAATTTAGTGTTTAAAATTTCTTTATAGTTTTTGATTGAATTAAAAATTGAAATTAAACTGATGTTTGTTTCTTTTGCTATATCACGCATACTCATATCTGAATCCCTATAAAGTTTAAATAGCTTTTCATCGTACCAATGCCAATTTTTTATTTCTTCATCTATTAGCAAACAAATATCATTATAAGCATTGTGTTCATCTAAATTAGAATCATCAAATAAAGTAAATTGTTCATCTATAGAAACTTTATTTACTTTCATTTTCTTGTTATAGTACTGAAAGAATAAACTTTTTAAAGTAAAGAATACATAACCTTTTCTAACATTACCTGAAGCGTCTATAATCTTTGTAGCATCTGCATACTTGTACAAAGCTATGTACGTTTCCTGCACTATATCTTCAGCGTAATCATATTCACCAAACGAATTAATAATTTTAATCCATTCATTGTGGTGTTGTGCTACTTGGTTAAGCCATTTGTTGTCCATACGAAAGAAAATGAGATTACAAATAAAAGCACTTGAATAGTATGTTCAGTTTCATCTTCAAATTCATCATCGTTGTATAATGCACCAAGCATTACACCTTTAATTGGTGTTATAATAATTTCGCAGTCTACAAACTGAAATACTATTAAACAAATTAAACAAAAGCAAACAAGAAATAAAATCATATTAAAACATTTTAGCGGTTATACGTGCTTCTTTTCGTTCACGTTGTATTGGTTTAATTCTAAAATTTACTGTTATATCTGTTAGTGTTTCATCTTTATCTTGCAATCCGTTTATTACTTCTTCAAGCGCAATGTAATCAAATTTAGTTTCTGTATTGGATAATCTATAAATTAAATTTAAATCTGATTGCAATGTTCTAAAGTAGTGTAGCATTTCTCTATTATCACACCAAAGCAATTCCATACGTGCTGCTTCGATTTTTAGTTCTTTAATTTTGTTTTCTAATTGCATCTTAAAATACCCCTTTTAATACATCGTATAAATTACCTTCTACTTGTGGTAAACCTGCTTTGTTTACTTTAAAGCTAAAACTTTCAAAACTTGTGTTTCTACTTCTTTTACACGATACGGTTACTAATTCTTTATTGACTGTGTTTAGTTCTAATTGTATTTGTGTTTCTGCCTTCTTTTCTAATGCTGAACCTAAATGCCCTGTAGGTTTATCAGTCCCAAAATTAGAATGAATAACAGTAACTATGTGGCAATGCAGTTCCTTTGTCCATTTCATTAACTTTTGAACTACTAAATTACTTTCTTCTATATTGTTTACATCTGAACATAAATCTGCAATACCATCTATAATTACTAAACCTATTTTTTTACCTTCTAACTTTTCATATAAACAATATTCTATAAAATCAATTCTATCTTGGTGGCTTAATTGTCTTAATGCGTATGTGTGATAGTTTTCTATTTTATTACCGGACATTTCCATAGGTCTTTTAAAAACTAAAGAAGCGTGAAAATTACCTTGTTCAGTATCAAAATGAATTAAATGCTTACCATTTCTATTTCCTTTTAAATCACCCGATATACCATTTATTTCATCGTTTAAATATACTGCTGAAAGTAAACTAATAAAGAACGTTTTTTTACTCTTTGGTGGTGCTTGTACAAAGCTAAAGTTACCATAAGTTCCTACCGGTATAGGATATTCAATTACACCATCTTTTGTTTCAAATTGCTTAGTTCCAAATGAAATAGCAGGTAACGGATATTCTATTTTTTCTAAAGGGTTTATGTAACATTCTTCTTCATACAATTGCATTATTAATCTGTGTGCGTCTTTGTCTTGTGTCATTTGTCTTTCTATATTCCGCAATACCCACTATCACAATCATTAAAATCTTCATCAAATAATTCGTTTTGCACACCGAATTTTAAAATAGATTTATAACTTGCTTGTGAATTAAATGTATTACCTGTTCTTTCTTCTTGTTTAATAAACCAATTAAATGTATCTAAATCTTTTTTGGCAATATGCGATAAAAATAATGGATTCCTATTTACGCATCCTACACAATTATTTCTGTATGCAAATCTAACATTATTATTTTCCCAATAATTATAAATTGTATCTTTTTGAATATTATTATCAATTAAAGGAAAAGTAGCATATCTGTAGGGTATATTTCCATATTTATTATTCTTCTTGGATTTACCTATAACGCATTTAAATAACTCTAAACCGTTTTCATCTGCACGTTTCATTATGTTTTCTTTCCTGTTTAATTCGTTTGGCCTTAAACCTAAACGCATCTCTACCGGTAGTTCAGTATTGTTTCTTAAATATTCAAATATTGGTTTTATTTTCATATCAGTAGTACAATAACGTGCCATCATATTTGGTAAATAACCATAGTTTCTATTAATAATACTTTCAAATGTATCACCTGTAACCCAAATTATTTCCCTTCCTATAAATTGTTCTAAATCTAAAATGGTATAAATAATATCATCCATTTCAGCAGTACCTATAAATTCTTTTCCTATTTTATCAGATACTAATTGCCTTGTTTTTTCATCTTTACCTTTCATCCAAAGATTATCTTTATCTTCAATTCTTACCAATGAAAATAATTCTATATCTGCAGGAAAATGTTTAGATAAATAAGCAGATGTTTTACCACCTGAAATACTGTTTACTGTTGTCATTTGTATTTATTAAAAAAAGGGTAGCTTTTACACTACCCTGTTAAATCTAAAATGGTAAATCATCATTACTTTGGCTTGCGTTAAATTGCTCAGCCATATCACCATTTAATTTTCCTGCGGGTTTAGCTTCTTGCTTTGTAGCAGTTGTTACTTTACCATCTGTCCAAACTACTTTACCATTCCCAAGATAGTTTTTGGCTTTTTTAGCTTCACGTTCTTCTTGTGTTTGTGAATCAGTTAAAGATACGTTTTGACCAAATTGGTTTGTTTCATCACTAATTGAAATTGTGAAGTTATAAAAAACTGCACCATCTTTTCCAATTACAAATTTCTCTTTTGGTAGTTTGTCTACTCTAATACTTGCGTTTACTAATGTACTCATATTTACTTAATTTTTAAAAGTTCTTCTTTTACTGATTTTGCTAATTTATATTTAGCTTCTATGGTTGCAATATTACCACCTTTTTTTAAATATTCAATAGCTTGATTAAATTCAGGTGTATTTTTATTTAACCATTTTTCTTCTGTTACCGGTTTGCTTTCTTTACCGTGTGAGTTAGTAGCATCAGCATCTTGTGTATCATCAATTAGTAACAAGTTACCTAACGCATACTTTTTACCATAACTTGAAGCAGAACCAAATGCTTGTGGTGTTTGCATTCCTTTTTGTTGTAAATCTACACCTACAATTGCAGTAGCTTCTATTTCGTTAATTTCGTTGTTATCGTGAATAGTAGCAGTTGAAACAATAATTGGTGTAGTTTCAAATATTACATTTACTTCTTCACGAATCGTAAAATAAACACCGTACTTTTCGTTAAATGGTTTTAAACCTTCTAATATATCTTCAGCACTTCTAAAGTTATATTTACCAAAGCTATTAAATCTACTCTTATTCGACTTAAATTCTACCTGTATTTTAGATAGTTTTTCTGCTAAACTTAATTCTGTTTTAGGCATTGTTTTCTTGTTTTAATTGATAAATCTGTTGTTTAATTATTCTTTTGTAATCTGTTGGGCAATCATCTGCTGCTAACTCGAAGCAGTAAGTTTCTAACTGCGATAGTAAATTATTCAATTTGCATACATTTCTTTGTAATGCTTCAATTTGAAATCTTTGGTAGTCTATTAAATCTTTCATTAGCTTCTAAAAATTAATTGTAAAATAAAATACATTGCGCATACAAAGCAGAATGTGTATTGGTACTCACGTTTTTGGAAAAAATCCTTAATAAATTGTTTCATAATTTGTTATTTGTTATTGTTTGATGGAGCAAATGTATATTAAAAAAGTATATACTAATTTTTTTTAACAAAACTTTAACATATAGCAAAAAAAAGGGTAGCTGTTACACTACCCAATTTTCAAAGAAATAACAAAGAACAGACAAATTTAATCCAAGTACAGAATTATATTTTATTTTTATAGTATTCTATTTTTTCGAGCAAATCTACATCAGCAAATTTAACTGTTTTCTGCGATAGCGCATACAATTCTTCAGGAAAGTTATTACCATATTTTGAACAAAGGTATTTAGTGTATAAGTAAATTTCACCTGCACGAAATACATTACACCCCGAACATTGAACATTACAATTCCGTTCATCCCAACGTGTGTTATAATGTCTTCTACTTGCCCAATGCCCATTTTGAAGTTTAGACCAATGGTCTTTTTTACCACAAGTTACACAAGTAGCTATATCATCTATAGCATCTTTTTTACGAATATAAATACTAAAAACTTGGTCTAACTTTTTAACTAACGAACTTCTACTTACTTTTTTAGCCATAACTTCTACAAATATAATATTTAGTATAATAATGTAAAATACAATTATTAACAACAGAGTTAAAAACTAATTTTTAAATATTGCAATTTTGTAAAAAATAACCTCGAACTTTGCAAAGTACTTTTTTCAAATATATTTTAAAAAACAAAAAAACATATAAAAACAAAAAAGTTTAATATACTACAAAAAAAAGCAAAATATTTATTTTTGTCATATCTCTGACAAATGACAATCAATTTGCTTAGTCGTAGTGAGCAAATTGTCAGAGAACCTGCCGGGATTCGACCCGGCAGGAGCCTTGGCGGTGCCATTTTTGGCCCCAACCGCCGGCGGCTTTTTTCACTTCCTGAGCTATAGCTAAATGTACTTTTTGTATTTTTTCCGCCGCTAACTAAAGTACAGCTTTTTATGAAAAAAAAAGACCAGTCTATAAGACTGGCCTCTTTTGGGTAAAAACGATCAGGCGTCGATTTCACCAAGAACTGGATCAACAGCATCAACACCATCACCAACGTTATTTGGCAAAAGAGCGAAATTACTGTTTTTGATGTATTCTTTCATAGATACACCTACGACTTCTTCAAGTTTCCAACCAGCCAGACTGGTCTTCTCGTCTGAGGTAAATTCAATTTTGCCAAGGGAAATAGTAGCACCAAGAGCAACAATGGGCGTAGCAATATCGCGAAGATCAGCTTTTGAGGCTGTTTCATCAAGCCATGGCACAAAAATTTTCTGTGTCATAACTTTATGGCCAGTATCGCAACCATTGGAAACAATGATAGAACCATGAGTTCGAAGATTTGATTCAACAACTTCTGGCATTTCATCATTACGATAATGTCCTAATACCTCTTCAATTTTAGCAACAACACCCATGGAAAGCTTAGCAATTTTCTCAGCAATAGCATAACCACCATAGGTTACACCAGCCAGAGTAGTTGCAACAACACAATATTCTGTTTTAGCCCATTTTCTTTTACCGCAGGTTTTATCAAGAGCGACAAGAGTAAGCCGAAATCTGGACCCGAACAACTTACCATCAGCCGAACCGTCCAGTTCTGAAGCGAAACGATATACACGAATAGACATTTTTTTTCTCCTATTTTTAACGAATACGACGAGGCACAATATCCTCATCATTATCACCATGATTAATAATAACCTGATCTTCTAAAACTTCTATTAGAGCAGGTTGATACTCATTTCTGGCTTGTTCTATAATTTCAACAAGACCCTTTTCGAGTTCTTCCCCACATTCTGGCAAAATCTGAGCTTTCCCGAAC